TAGGCGGCATGCCGGGCGTAAAATCCCATGGTGGAGGAGAATTACTGGAGGTCTAGGTTGACTACTTATGAGGCCCATTATGCTGAGACAAAGCTGCGTATCTGGGGGCGCAAGCTTAGAAGCAGGTTGACGATTGCCGTGTTTACGGTCGGCCATGAGTTTCGCAAGACTTCTCCAATTGCTAGGGCGCATATTGTTGAGCACGGATATAGCATTATTGGGCTTGGCTTGTTTGACTCGGCTATGTTTGTTCATTCGGTTTTCACTGGATTGCTCGTCACCGGAATCTCCTTCCTGGCATTTGAGTGGAAGGTGGCTGCAGAATAACATGGCAAAGTCGTTTGTGGGAGCATTCCTGAATGCTGCGGCCAGATATCAGGGTAAGCGGCCTATTCCGTTCAATAGTCAGTGGAATGTTCAGGGCAATCAGGTTTATGGCTCCGGACTGCAGGACCGGTTCACTCAGCTACAGGCAATGGGCGGTACGGGCACGCTCTATGCTATCATCCAGCTTCTATCTACCGGAGTGTCCGGGCATGAATGGCAGATGTTCCGGACGGATGAGGATGGGCGTGTAAGATACGCCACAAGTGATACAGGATCAGATCAGCGTGTTGAGGTCAGAAGGCATCTAGCACTTAAACTCTGGAACAAGCCGAATCCATTCCATACTGGCGATGACTTCCGTGAGATCGGCTGGCAGTTCATGGAGCTAGTCGGGGAATGGTACTGGGTACTTGACCGGGGACCATCTGGGCTTGCTCCGCCAATTGAGATGTGGCCTGTCAGGCCGGATCGGATGGAGCCTGTGCCTGACAAGGATGAGTACCTGAAAGGCTGGGTGTATACCGGGCCGAACGGGGAGCAGGTCCCGCTAGCGGCTTCCGAGGTTATACAGCTGAAGTACCCGAACCCAGCTGATCCATACCGGGGGCTGTCAGCCGTACAGAGTATTCTTGCCAATCTTGATAACGTTAGGTACAGTGCTGAATGGAGCCGGAATTTCTTCCTGAATAGTGCTGTGCCTGGCGGTATTGTTCAGTTTAGTAAGCGGCTGACTGATGATGAGTTTACGGAATTTACCGATAGGTGGCGGGAACAGCATCAGGGCATAGCCCGGGGGCATAGGGTTGGCGTACTAGAGCAAGGAGCGCTCTGGGTTCCTAACACGTTCAATATGCGTGATATGGAATTCACCGCGCTACAGCAGATGTCGAGGGATGTTATCCGGGAAGCCTACCGGATTCACCAGTCAATGCTAGGCCAGACTACGGATGTCAACCGGGCGAATGCACAGACAGCTGAAGAAGTTCATGTTTCCTGGCAGGAGGTTCCCCGTCTGCGGCGGATGCGGACTGTATGTAACCAGATTTACCTGCCGATGTTTGGCAGCACCGGCGTCAGAGTTGAGATGGACTTCAAGGACCCGACGCCTACATCTGCTAATGACGCTAATGATGAACTGACGGCTAAAAGTAAAGCAGCTGCTCTTCTGGTCCAGGCAGGCTGGGACTCTGATGATGTTCTTGAGGTAGTTGGCCTGCCCAATATGAGATTCAACTCGATTACACTTCCCAGTCCGGCGATTCGTCCGGCACTTCCCCCTTCACCCACTAGGCCGACCGAACCTGGGCCGCCAAATCAGGATGGTAAGGGTGATCTTCAGGCAACAATTATGGCAAATATGATTCGTGAAGCTTTTGGTGAACCCCATAATGGGCGTGTAAAGGAGCTAGTTTAACATGGGTGAATGGACGATTGTTATCCAGGGTCATGGCATCCATAACAATGGCCGTGCTGATGATGCTGATGAAATCTGTAGGCGTTTTGTGGATGAACTGTCCAAGAGTCAGGAGATTCAGTGCGCTGACTTTACGGTCGGCGTCCGTCATGCAATCGGAGTCCCGGCTTCTGGCACGTGAAGGAACAGGAGGGGTAATTAACGTGAGTAGGAACACGCCCTGGCGGACAGCCAGGATGCAGTTTGCATTGAGCCAGGGCCGGAATGACTGGTACCGGATCAGAAACCAGGCACAAGGTCCTACTCAGGTACATATCTATGACGAGATTGGGTACTTCGGTGTATCTGCGATGGATTTCGTCAGGGATCTGGCTGATGTTACTGGGCCCATCGAAGTTCACCTTAACTCACCGGGTGGAGAGGTGAATGACGGGATTGCCATTTACAACACGCTGATTGCCCGGAGGGATGTGGCCGTACATATCGATGGGGTTGCGGCTTCCATTGCCTCGGTCATCGCCATGGCCGGTAATCCAGTCCTGATTGCTCGTCAGGCAAGACTGATGGTCCATGAAGGTTTCACAATGGCCATTGGTAATGCACAGGATCTTCGCGACCTGGCCGCACAGCTTGACAAGGCAAGCAACAACATTGCCTCGATCTATTCGGAGCATACCGGACGTCCAGTTGATTACTGGCGGGCTCTGATGAAGGCAGAAACATGGTTCGATGCTCAGGAAGCTGTTGATGCTGGTCTCTGTGACCGGTTTATTGATAGTGGCGCTGGCAGGCCCGTTCCCCCGGCGAATGATACCTGGGACATGTCAGTTTTCCGGAATGCGAGGAATGCAGCGTCACATCCATATCAGTCAACGACCGAGGTCATGCATGAACCGGTGACTGGGATGCATTCACACAACCATTCGGCATTCGGGAATGCTGATCATGATGACGGGATTCATAGTCATTCCCACAGTCACAACGGCGATGCGGTGCACGATCATTCGCATGTAGCGCACTCACACGGCCATAGACATACCGGGCCACACCAGCACGCTCACGCCGTCGGCTCTGAATCTTATGGCCCGCATGAGCATGAACACACGCATGATGTATTCCATGGTACGGATGAGCCGGATAGTAGCGATTACACGGGAGTAGAAGCCAGGCTGCTTGAGCACATCCTCAACAGCAATGCAACCCAGGTGCTTAACTGGGATGCGGCAGCTGCCCTGGCTAAGTGTAAGTCTGCTTCCGATTTCCGGTCCATCTGTGCAGGAGAACACACCAAGGGTAGTCCGGACTCCGCAGCACATTGGGCTCTTCCACATCACAACTCTCCCGGGGGTGGCCCGGATAAGGGTGGTGTTGTAGCCGCTCTTGGCCGGTGGAACCAGACACAGGATCTCAAGAACAAGCAGGCCGCTCTCTCACATCTTAGGGGGCATGCCAAGACTCTGGGACTTCCTAGTGGTGACAGCGATCATGATGGCACAGATATTTACAGCGAGGCAGACGCCAAGCAATTCATTGACGCTCTGAAGGGAGCGAAGTAAATGACGGTTACGATGCCCACGCGCCCGGAAGAGCTTGAGGATCTTCTTTCGGACGCCGGCAAGGTCCGGGCGATGATGGGGAACCCTGTTGAGTTCAAGGAGTTCATCCATAATTACGCCAAGGCTCAGTGGGAGAAGGACAACGACCTTCAGTCCCAGGTTAAGGAGCAGGTCCAGGTTGGTGTTGCGGAATTTATGCAGCAGCAGTCTGGCGGCCGGATGTCGGCCAAGCTGAACTGGGACGGTAGCAGGATTCCCGGCATGGGCGATACTTCTACCGTCAGCCATGGCCGTGGTGCAGCCTACAACAAGGCCAGCTATGGTGCTAAGCTGGAAACTGAGATGGGGAAGGACAATCAGTTTGGCAGTAGCGCCGAGTTCTTCCAGGCTATCTGGCCCCGGTTTGAGACACTGAAGAATAGCAAGACCCTGGGCAGGAAGCGCGAGGCAGCGCTGAGTATCCAGAACAGTTATGGTTCCGAGGTTCCTGCCGATGGTGGGTTCCTTGTGCCGGAACGGTTGCGGTCAGAGATTCTCCAGGTTGCCCTGGAATCGGCAGTAGTCAGGCCGCGTGCGCAGGTCATCCCGATGGACTCGCTTCGTGTGCCGATCCCGATGATTGATGTCACTAGCCAGGTGGCGTCTATCTTTGGTGGGGTGGTCTGCTACTGGACTGAAGAGGCTGCACAGCTGACTGAGTCCCAGGCTACCTTCGGCCGTGTGGTCCTGGACGCGAAGAAGCTGACGGGATATGCGGAAGTGCCAAATGAACTTCTGGCGGATGCTCCGGCATTCTCCAGCTTCTTTGACACGATCTTCCCACGTGCCCTGGCCTGGTACGAAGATGTCGGCTTCCTGACGGGCACTGGCGTGGGAGAACCGCTCGGGTTCGTGAACTGCCCGGCGAGTGTGCAGGTATCTGCGCAGTCTGGGCAGGCAACGAAGACCATCGTCTGGGAGAACGTCATCGGCATGTACGCACGTATGCTGCCGGTGGCTCTCGGGAATGCCATCTGGGTGGCGTCTATCGACACCTTCCCTGAGCTGGCTACAATGGCCCTGTCGGTCGGTACCGGCGGCGGCCCCGTGTGGATGGGCAACTATACAAGCCCAGGTGCGAACACCCCGCCAATCACAATCATGGGCCGTCCGGTTCACTTCACAGAGAAGACGCCAGTTCTCGGTACGACGGGCGACATCAGTTTCGTGGACCCGTCATACTACCTGATTGGTGACCGGCAGATGATGCAGGCAATGTCTTCCGAGCACTACAGGTTCCAGAATGACAAGACTGCGTTCCGTGTGATTGAACGTCTGGATGGCCGTCCCTGGATCCAGTCTTCGATTACCCCGCACAACGGTGGCCCAAACCTGAGCCCGTTTGTGCAGCTGGCAAGTAGGTAACGAGTAGGGGCCGGGCCGGGGCAACCTGATCCCCGGTCCCAAGTAAGCAGAAGTGCATTAACACCCACTTCCAAGGAGATAATTTCACATGTCAGGTATGGAAACTCTCGGCAGGCTGGCTAATGTCATCCCGATTGCAGCCGGCAAGCCTTTCAAGATGCGTGGCGCTAGCTGTGCAATGATTGTTGTAACAGGTGCAGCTGCTCAGCCTACGCTCAATGAGCGCTCTAGTTTCGGTGGTGCGGATACGCCAGTGGCACTTATCCGTAACGTCTACTGGACTACTGTGACTGACGGAACGGCAGCCTGGAACAAGCTTATCATCAGCCCGACCGTCTCAACCTATACGCACGGTACCACTACGGGTCTTACCACTGCCGTGACGTCCGTGTTCCATGTATTCACATCAGAACTGAGTGATCCAAATACTTACCTCAATGTGGTGTCTACCGCTGGGCCAGCCCTGGTCGCTGTAGTTCTTGGTGACCTGACGCCGCAGCGGGCGCCGGCCAATCTGGAAGTTCTGGGGGCCTGATATGTCAGTTATTATCCAGGGCTACCAGCTCCGCGAGATCGCGTTTGGTGTTCAGGTAATCAAGAAGGCACAGGTACCTCCGAACTCGGGCGCATCAGCCACGCTGTTTACCGTTGCCGGTGGTTCAGTGCTTATTACTTCCCTGATCGGCCGTGTTACGACCATACTGTCAGGTACAACGGGAGCTATTGCTCTCGGGTCCAAGCCGACAACGGGAACTGAGGAAACTGCGGGGATTGCTACTGCCGGTGTAGTTGGTGGCGCAGAAGTTGGTACAAAGATGGTGCCACTGGCAGCATCAGGCTTGGCTGGTGCGCTGGTTGTATGTGGTCTGCATGCAGGGTCCGTTCCATTCCTACCTACTCCATTCGTCGTAGATGCCGGGACCATCGAGGTCACAACTTCTGTGGCCACAATGACTGGTGCAATCGACTGGTACCTGACATATGTTCCATTGGATACAGGGGCGGCGGTCAGTTAGCGGGAGGAGATGATTGGGGATGCTCTGGGAATGTAAGTTCTGTGGATGTCATTCAATAGCTGATTCTCTGGAACATTGCCCGGTGTGCTCAGCCTCCCGTCCGGACCCGGACCCTAAGACGGCCGGGGACGTTCCCGGGGGCCTAGCCACCCCGGAACCGGGGGAGCCGGACGTAGCCGTAGACGAGGCTATTAGCGAGGCCGTACGGCCGCGTTCAGCGGTAGACGCTGGTCTACCTAAAGGATGGGAGATCAAAGAAAATGGCAAGAATCACCAGGGATTCAGTAAGCAACAATGACGTCAATAAGGAGCCAGCAAGCGAATCTGTGACGCATACCGGCAAGACCTGGATCACAGCTTTCCTGCATAGGCCAACCTGAGATGCCTAGGATTTCGGTGGATGAGGGACCGACTAATGGTGGCCTTGCAATTGAGGCTGCTCTACAGGAAGGAGTCGAGCCATCAGCTGGTATCAGCTCCTCACAATCAGAAAGCAGGCCAGACAAGAGTGGCTCCTCACCCCCGGTCATGGAGTCATCTACCCCGTTGCCTGCCCCAACGACGGAGAGCCCCTCAGGACCGGACCAGCCAGCCGGTCTAGCCCCATTCTCTTCTGTATCTTCTGTGGATGGCAGTACCCAAGAGACTGGATCTGTCCCGCTCAGCCCGCCGGGCTCTTCGGTGGAGTTGCAGCCAGCGACTCAACCTATACAGGATCCCAGTTCTGAAGGTCCTAGCGAGGAAATTCCGGCTAGTGGTGGTTTCCTGGTCCCTAATCCAGAACTTGCACGGCAGAAATATAGCGAGGCCGGGGATGCTTACCGTCAGGGAAATTTTGACGGTACCATGTCACTTCTCGATGAGGTCGTCAGGCTAGATCCAAGTATGTTGCCTGAAGTTGATCAGGCTCGTCAGGCGGTGACGGCTGCTCGTCAGTAACAACTAAATATTCGTTACCCCACGGACGTATGAGCCGACGCCAAGAAAGCAAGGGACAGGGTAGCAATGCCGATTTACCGTCCGTGTTACTGTACACGGGAAGAAGTCAAGCGCGCACTTGATATTAAAGGCGTGGCCTACAACAACGAGCAGATAGACCGGAATATTCAATCTGCTTCCGATGACATTGACGGTCTCTGTGCCAGGAAATTCTACCCGGTTGACGCAACCTACAAGTTTGACTGGCCCAACTACCAGTATACTTACCCATGGAAATTGTACCTGGACCAGTATGAACTAGCCGGTCAGCCTACACTTGTAGTTACCGGAACTTTCCTGCCTGTTCCGGTTGTTATCCCGTCTACTGACTATTACCCGATGCCGATTAATGAAGGGCCACCATTCACTCGTATTGAGCTGCGCCGTG